GCTGCGCGTGTTAAGTACGCTATTGAGTCGTACGATTTGGGCGAGATCAGCGGCAATACCGATACGCGATTTGCTACGCAGATTGTAGCGATGCATTGCGATGGTCACGTTGGCAACTTCAACATCGGAAGCAATAAAGTACAGATGGGCATAGCGCTCACGGTTACGTATTTGATTAGACCTATTTAGGACACACAATGGACACACTAGAAAACAACGAACGCGATACGTTCCCCGTTTCATTCTGCGTAATTGCATCGATGCAGGACATGCACGATAGCATGCAAGGTATGCTCCGCTCACTTCCTAAAAATGCGGAAGTGTGTATCGTCTTGAATGAGCCGGGCAAAGAATCGCATATCAGCGAAATGACAGAGCACAACGACGAGCACCATACGATACGCTCGGTTAAGTGGACGTATCCGACTGGCAAGTTTGACTTCTCGTTTGCACGTAACCTGTGCAATACGCTTGCTACTAAGGACTGGATATTCTGGATGGACTGCGACGAATATCTAGTCGAGCAACAACACGAAGGTATAGCAGAGGCCACGGTGCGGCACGGCGGCGGCGTAGGCGGCTTTATGTGCGGGCAAGCTAGTCTATCATGCTACAAACGTCTGGTAGGTGAAGCGGAAGAAAACGAATACTTTAATATTGGACAACTGCGTATGTATCGCAACTCGGAAGAGTTCCGGTGGGAAGGATACGCGCATGAACAGATTGCACACACAATCCGTAGCGCTGGATACAGCGTTATAGATACAACTATCACGATCGCGCACAATGGTTACAGCGGCGATCCTGACAAGCTCCGTAAGAAGTTAGAACGCAATACCGATCTGATCGGCAGATGGTTAGCAGATAACACGAAGGAGCACGGCCTATATAAATTTTATCGCGATACATGGGTGCGCGATTTAACAGCATTACAAAGAATGGAGAATTAAAATGGGACTAACTGGATTTGTTATTAGTGGTGGTCGCCGGGCGGAATTCTTTACCGTCACGATTGGCACTACGCAAACAACATTTGCGTCGTCTACACCGGTATACCAGTGTACCGCGCAAATCACATCGGACGGCGCTAACGACGATAACGGCATTCGTACGTGGACACTCGACCAAGTACAAGCGGACTCCGCTTACTGGACATTTGTTCAAACGTACGCACCGGCTTCCACATCTTCTGCGGCAAATGAAGAACTCACAATGGAAGACGGCGAAATCATTAGCGGCGCTTCCGCTGGCAGCACTACGCTTGCGATGCTTGTAAAGGGCGCAAAGATTGACGGCGGCACCGATGATAAAAAGACTATCGCATGGGCTGGGCTTGTCAAGGTTTCAAAGTCTAGCGGCTCTGTAAACTTTGCCGGTACGGCGTACGTAAAGCCAACGCTTACGGCAATTGCTACAAGCATCACGACGCCGCTAGTGGTGCCGGGCGCTGTCAAGGGTAATTACATGACAACGGCAGGAACTACTCCCGCCGATCTTACACTTACAACAGCTACGCCGTATGGCAAGATGTTGGTAGAAGGCGCATAATCTAGCGTAGCAATACGCAATTGGGAGTCGTCGGCGTCGATATGTGTCCCGGCGTCCGGCGGCTCTCGTTATTTAGGACACATCATGAAACTAAACGGCATAGAAATAACGCATCTACCGGTAACGCTACGCAATGAGCGCGTATGCAAGGACTGGTATGTACGTGTGAAAGAGCACGTACAAAAGCGCAGCGTAGAACATACCCTACGCAACATAGCCCGCTTGCGTAATGAGTACGAAGATTTGGCGGAGCTAATCGACGAAGTAGGAATGATTAACCAGCGTACCGTATTGGTACGAGCAATGCACGTCAAAGAGGCGCACGAAGCCGAACACAATTGGCAGAACGAATTACGACGCGAGCGCAAAGAAGCGGAACACGAATACGAACCGCTAACGCCGGAAGCGGCAAAGGGCATAGCAGAGAAAGAATTACAAGACTCGCTGACATTGCTTTTGCAAGACAACCCGGAGATAGGGCGCGAGCTATACTTTAACGTCGAAGCATTCCCTAAAACGATGGAGTCTTTGGTACTTGGCATTCACTGTATACGCGCTACATGCGACCGTAGCAAGCTAAGTGAAGAGCAAGTAGCCCTAATTGACAGCAACAACGAATCGGAATTCTGGCAGGATGTAAGCGCCTCGGAGGTGGCTGCATACGTTGACAAGTTTTGCAACGAACACAGGCAATGAGATATACGAAGTTTGGCGCGTCAGTATGTGGACAATTCACGACATACCCTTAACTGACAAGTACGGATTTACTAGCGATCATCCTAACTTTACACTCGACATCGACGATAGCTACGCGGACACGTTACCCAAATCGGCGGCACCTATGGCAATGGCAGTGCAATACGCGAAAGAATGGAATCTGTCATACTACGATGTGATGGATATGGCGTACGCCGAATTCTACAAACTGGTAAACGTGCAAAAGGCGCTGAATTATAAGCGGCCATGGTGGAAGGGCAAAGCCGGCGAAGAGGCTTACATCTACGAAAAAGCAAGCGGCAAAAGACTTAACAAACCTAGAAGGACACAACGATGAACTTTCAACCAATGCCCCTAACCGTAGGCAACGCGAAGCTTTTGCAGGAATGGCAAGACAAGCTAGCCGCGTATATCGAATCGACTAGCAAAGACCGCATTATGGCGAGCATCTCGCGGCTATGCGCTGAGGATGCGGAGTTCGCCGCGCTGGTAGACAAGGCTATTACAAACGGCGGCACGTTTACAGAGCTAGACTTAGCCGAATGGGCAAAGACAAACGTAGTAAAAGCCGCGGCGCTACATAAGCAGATGCAGGAACTACCGCACACGCTATCGGCGCTTATGCTCGGTATTGATTGTATCAAAGCAACCGCAGACCGTAGCAAGCTCGCAGATCAGGACGCCGCGGAATTTGATAGCGAAGGATTCTGGCATCACGTCACGATAGCGGATGTGCAGAAGTATTGCACGACACTTCTAGATATGAGATAACAAATGGCAAATAAAGCTACCGTCAGCGTCGGACTAGATATAAGCAGTCTTAAGAAGTCGCTAGGCGACGCATTGGGGCAGCTAAATAAATTGACAGGCGCAAAGCCAAACGTAAAAGTAAACGTAGACAGTAGCGAAGTAGACGCCGCGGATAAAAAGATTGACGGCCTTAGCAGTACGCAGACCGTTAAAATAGACGTCGATACTAAGGGCGCCGAATCAAGCGCGGGCGGGCTATCTAAAAAGCTAGGCGGGCTGGGCGCTATTGCAGGCGGTGCGCTAGGCGGTGCCGCGGCGCAGGCATTATCCGGCGTAGTGCATGGATTAAAAGAAGGCGCGCTGGCAGCGGATGAATTCGGCGACGGGTTGGAAGTAGCTTTCAAAGCGCAGGGCATAGCAGACGTAGACGCCGAAATAGAAAAGGTAGCTAAGAGTTCACTAGAACTTGCAAACAACTTAGGGCTACCAGTACAACGTACGCGCGAGCTCGCGTTATCGGTATCATCCTTGGGGGGCTTTACTGGACAGAGCGCGCAGGATTTGACAAAGCTATCCGCGGGCTTAGAAGTATTTAGTAACGGCGCGGTAAAGGGTGAGGCCGTAGCAAAAGCATTTGCGCGCGGCGTTAACGATCCCGAAGGCGCGGCGGCTATTGAGTCGCTGACAAAGAAATACCCTCAGCTTGCAGAGGTTCTAAAATCTAATCTTTCACCCGCTGAAAAACTAGCAAAAGCAAATGAGCAGCTCGGCGAATCTTTCAAGACGGTAGCCGATCAGCAGGGCGATGTAGGCGGGATTCTTAACAAACTACAAAACCAATTAGGCGAAGTCTTTGAAAAGGTGGGTAGCAAGTTACTAGAGGCGCTCATCCCGCTGGCAGAAACATTGCTACCAATACTAGAATCTTTACTTCCGGTACTCGAGGGAATACTAACGCCACTGGCCCCGATATTGGCGCAGGTGGGCGGCGCTATCGCTACGATTGTGCAATCGCTCTCAGGGCCGTTTCTCTCCCTAATATCGGCAATCCTAGAACCGATGCTCGGTTTGATACAACAGTTAGTACCGGTGCTATTGCAGGTTATACAAGTTGCAATGAAACCGCTAACGGATATTGTCAATATTCTAGCTCAGACGTTTCGTGAACTGTTCCCTGCTTTGCAGCCGATATTCGACGTCATATTGCAACTACTGCCTATCGTCGCACAGCTAGCGGGCGAATTGCTTACGGCATTGGTGCCGGTTATTAAGAGCGTAGCGGGCTTATTTGTTACGCTTGTAAAAGCGATAACAACAAACAAAGTTATCATGGCCGCTCTTAATCTTGTATTGCAAGCGGCTATCGGGATTATACGCGCCGTTGTCGGCGTGGTACAATTCTTTGCGGGCGCATTGGACGGGATCATTAAAACGATCGATAGCGTTATCCAATACATTACGCGCCTTATCAATGCTATTGCGTCGTTTGATCTGAACACAATTAAGAACGCGCTACTCGGTATTGACGAGCCCGCAAAAGCGGCGTCGAAATCCGTAGGCAAAGTTACCGACGCTACCGAAGAAGCGACGGAAGCAACGGATAAGTTAGCAGACGCGAATAAAAATTTAAATAAGAACCAAGCAAAGACAGACCCGGAGGCCGCAAAGAAATACGCCGAAGCATTGGCAAAAGCTCGCGAGCAATTGGAAGGACTTACGGCCGAACAGCAAAAGGCGCGGGAACTTGCGGGCGCGGATGATCTGGCAAGCGAAGAGGAGCGCGCAAAGAAGCGTATAGAGATTGAGCAACGCTACGCTTTGCAGGCATTGGAAGTAGAACGCAAGGCACTGACAAGCAAGGGCGAGTTACGCAAAGCCGAAGAGGCCGTAATCAATAAGCGTATCGAAATACTACGCGAAGAAAACGCACGCAAGATAGAAGACATCGAAGCGAAGGCGCGGCAAAATGCGTTAAAGCTGGAAGAGGAAAATCAAAAGAAGTTAGACGACATTACAGCCAAGTTCGCAGCTACTCGACTTGACAAATTGAAAGCGCAACTAGCAGCGGGTAACGCGTCGGTAGCGGGAGAATTGATTAGCGCGCAACGTGCCGTACTTGAGTCTGGGCTATCTAACGCTTTGGACGCTATTGTAGAGCAAACGCCGGAGTATCAAAAGGGCATAGCCGAATTACAAAAGGCGCTATTAAATGGCTTATCGGTCGAAGAGTTTAAAAGCAAATCCGCGGCGCTAAGACAAGGTATATTCCAAGAGCTACAACAACTCCCTAGCGATACGACGAACATCTACGCAAAGCAAATACAGGCCGCCTACACATCCGCGGGCGATGAGATCGCAAAGGGTACCGCGGAGATTGTAGCGCAGATTAGACAACAGCAGGTAAAGCAAGCGGGCGATATATTCGCGGATTCATTGCGTGGGATAGGTGAAGCGCTGCGTAGTGTAGACTTTGCGACGATATACGGCGATGCTGCAACACAGGCAGCTAGCTTGAATGAAGAGCAAGAGAAGCTGATACAGAATCTTAAGGACGGCGAAACGTCGTACCAAGACGCGGTAGACTCTTTAGCCGAACTAACGACAAAGCAAGAAGGCGCCGCAAGCGCAACGGCACAAGCAATCGCCGCATCGTTTCAAGCTATTGCAGATCAGCAGGCGAAGGCAGCGGAAGATGGTATCAACCAACGTAACCAAAACCTAGCGCGCATACAGGAGATAGCAGACGAAGAAGTGCAGCTCGCAAAGGATAAGGCGGCGGCGCTTAAAGCTATCGAAGATCAGTCCTTTGCAGATGAGCAAACTAGGCAAGCGGCACGCGATGCAATTAATACCGACTTTGCACAGAAGGAAAAGAACTTAACTAACGAGCGCGACAAAGTAGCGAAGCAATCCGAAGAAGTACAGACGGCAGCGCTTAACAATCTAGCGGTATCCGCGGGTGCGGCTTTTGCGTCGCTTGTGGCAGGCGGTGAAAATGCGGGCGAGGCGTTAAAGAAAGTTGTCGG